TTAACTTCCTTTGTACTCTTACCTGTTGCTTTTGCTAATGCTCCGTAAATATTAATACCTGCATACCCAAATTGTTTTATATCTAAAGCTGTGGCTTTACCTATATTTTTAATTTGTTGCATATTTGCACTCATTCTGATAAACTCATCATTACCCTTTCCTGCAAATGCTATTGCATTACTTAATGCTAATATATCTAGTCTTGCTTCTTTTGTTGATAAGCCTGTACTTATCATCATTGTATTTGCTCGTGCTAACTCTTCTACTCCAAAAGGAGACACTTGTGCATCTGTTTTGATTTGAGTAAATACGCTTTCAGCTTCTTGTGCTGTTCCTGTTAAGTTTTTAAGTTGTATTCTTATATTTTCATAGGTTTGTCCTACCGATAAAATTTTACTACCTAATGTAGTTATCCCTGCAATGGCTGTACCAATACCAACCATTGAACCAATACCAAAACCTTGACTTACATTTTCCCCTGCGGTTTGTCCTGCACGCCCTACATTATCGAGTTTTTGCTCAATAGTAGCAAGTTTACCGCTTAATAAGTCTTTTAAACTAAGTATTACTTCTGCTTCATTACTAGCCATTTTGTCGGTTTTTTTGTTCTAATACCCATTTTAATTTACAAAAATAACTAAAAAATTCATCATCTGTTAAATTATTAGTTTCTATCTTAAAATAATAGCGTAATAGTGCATCTTGTTGCTCTATTACGCCATCTCCATTTAACAATTTATCGTTTTGTTCTATAATTTCGTTATAATGCTTTTTTTTACCTCCACAATAGCCGATAATTGACCTAAGATAGATAAAAATAAGTCATCATCTTCTAATATTTTCATATCTGAAATTTCAGGAATAGCCAAGCTGTAAGCCATTTCTTCCAGTGCTATAATTGGATCATGTCCGATTTTTGCCATTACTGGACTTAGTGTATATCTTGAAGGTTTATTTAGATATAATTTTAAACCGCCTTCGGCTTCTATACAAAATCCACAATTAGGGTATTTTAATTTAATTTCTTCGTTTGTCATAACTAACTTTAATTTTTTCAAATATAAAAAAAAAGCCTTACATTTCTATAAGGCTTTTAAATTTTTATCTTTGAATATCTCCGATAATTAAAGGAACGGTTATCATTAACTTGGAATCTCCTTGACTTGCTTCAAAAGGATTTTCTAAAAACTCAACCATTTTTAAAATATCAGTTGTGTAATTTACTCTATCACCTCCAAATATTACCTTAATTTCAAAAGGTGGAATATCTAAAGGGTTACGATTAGGACTAGCATCTATAATACTTTTCCAAACATCAGTATAAAGTTCAATTGAGCCTTCATACTCATAATTACCGTAACCTCTCGAAATTGGTTTTGCACCTAGTCCGTAGTTGTTTTCTTTAATTTGTTTTTCTTTATATGAAATTTTAGCAACGCCAATTAATGGTTTACCAAATAAAATCATAGTAACATTTGCCCATGAGTAATTCACTCCGTTTACTAAAACTGGCAAAGGGTTTATATTAGCCATTTATTAAATATTTATAGAGTAACCAATATTTACGATTATATTTCTTGCAATGCCTTTTGGTGTTATTGCAACTGAAATATTTAAAGTGCTTGAAGTAACCACATTTTGATTAGGGTCAATTTCAACTGAATAAGCAGAAATATTATTATCTCTTAATAATACATCTAACTCTTGGTTTATATCCGTTTTGTAAGCCTCAATTTGTGCATCTGTTAATGTTCCGTTTGACTTAACATCAACTACACTATTAAGCGAAGGCATTAAAGCTGTATCAATTACTCTAACCGCTTTATTAATTACCCTTACATTTTCGATATAAGCAAAATCCGAACTTACACTACAAGCATTATGTGAATCATTAAAATATGTACCTGCAATGGCTCTTTGTTTAATTAAAAACACAAACCTATTATCATTTAATACATTTAATGTTGTTTTGCTTAATGCTGTAATTAAATCTCCATTACCTAAACCTACAATTTCTAATTCGTTAGTGTCCGATAAATTAAATCTAGCAATGTGAGCTATACACTCTTGCACGTTTGCTAGTGAAATTGTACCTAACATAGCACCAATTGACAAAACGCTTTTTGTTGGCTGTGTTTTAAATATAAAACCGCCTTTGCCGTTTACATCTTGTGAAATACAAACAGAAACATTGTTTGCTGTTAATGTATTTAGGTTGAATCCTTGTAAAGTTGATGTACTAACTCCAACTAAATTAAAACCTGCAATTATTTCAATTGGTGTTTTGTCTGCAAATAATGTATTAGCTACTAATTGCAATTGTGTAACTTTTGCAAGTGTAAATGTAGTTAATGGATCAAAGTACATTAATTGCTTAATCTCTCCATTTGCGTAATTTTGCAAAGTTAAAATATCAGTTCCATCTGCTAACAATGTAGTATAACCACCACAATATAAAACGCCTTTAGGTTGAATTCTGAAATACTCGGCAATATGATAATAAATTGGTGCAATTAATGAAGCTACACCGCCTGTAAAATCTGCCAAAGTTTGTGCAACCGTTCCAACAATAGTAACAACTATTTTAGTACTTGCATTTAACCACGTACCTAATTTTTTAGGTGCTGTAATTGTAACAACCCCAGCTACATTTGAAGCTGTGTAACCATGCAAATAAGTATTAGCGTTTATATTAGCAACGATTGATACAGCTAACAAAGTAACTGTTGAATCTCCTGAAACTGTTGTATAATCGCAAATAGTAACTAAGTTATTAGGCTCTTGTACGGTTACTTTTACTGTGTTTCCTACTGTACCTACATTTGTTAATGTAATTGTACTTGTTGCTGGTGTTGCATCCGTACATTTATCATCAAAACCGTTTAAAATTGCATCGTCAATTGAAAATGCTTTAAATTGTTTTGCTGTTGTATGTTTGAAAACAAAACCGCTTATATGGTCTGTTCCCTGTAAAGGTCTGCCTAACCCTCCTGTTTTTAAATTAAATTTTACCTCATTCATAGATATATTTTTTTTATAAAAAAAGGGGCTTTTTACACCCCTCTTTGGTTATTTTAATTTAAGAATTTCCTCACGGGTTTTAAATTCCGTTTCAACGTTTATTGGCTGTTCAAAATACCAATTACCATCCTTTGCAATCCATAAACCTGTTAAGTTTGCAAACTGTCCTAAAACTTCTTTCATAACTAAGCTACGAAATCGCCAACAACTTTAGTAGTGTGCATAATAAACTCACTCATTTTAGCAATTTGAACATCAAATGCAAATAATGATTTCATAAAATACAATTCAGAATTGTTTTGTAATTTTTGTAAATCAACTTGCAAATCTGCCATTGCATTAGTACCTACCCATAAGTTAGAGTCTAAACTTGCAGTCGCTTTTGTGAAATAGAAAGTACTTTCAGGTAAACCAGCTAATACAACAATTTGGAAACCTCTATAATCTGCAATTGTTTTACCGTTTACATCACGACCTTTGTTAGTCAATGCTAAACTAGCAATCTCGAATTTTTGGAAATCCAAAGGAGATACTAAGAATTTTACATTTTCAAATCTAGCATCATCAGCTAAAATAGCAGAAGGCAATAAAGCGATAGCAGCATCAAATTTAGCTAAGATGTTAGCCGAAGTGATAGCCGAAGGAGAACCAACTGGTAAATAAGTACCTGCAACCAATGCTTTACGAATAAAACCATCAAAGTATTTAATTTGAGAGTTTGCACCTGCACCTGTTAATCCTGTTGTATAACCTTTTGAACCAACATGCATACCTCTTTCGATTGCTTCAAATTGTCTATTTAAAAACAATTGAATCATAGCATTTTCAGCAGATACGGGTAAATTTCTATCAATTAACATTTTTGTTAATTCCTCAGCATAGAAATGTTCTGAAAAATCATCAGGATTAAATTCAGTATAACCCATTGCCGACTGTGGCTCGATTACAATTTTATCAACTACAAATGTACCTGCACTTGTTGGCGTAGCTGTTCTTGTTTGTAAAACATTTGTAATATCCAATGTAGGAATATTATGTTTTTTCTTAATGCCATCTTTTACATAAACAACGCCTTTTTTTACGGTTTGCATATTAAAAGTTGCATTTGTTATCATAGCTGCAGTTTCTACTGTACCTGCGTATGATGTATCATTAATAGTTAACGCCATGATTATTTACGTTTATTTTTGTTTTTAATTTCGTTTAATAATTCAAAAGTAGATTTTACTTTTGTTTCTTTTGGTTCGTCTTTTTTATTGTTAATATCAATACCAACTTTATTAAGTGGTAAAGATTTTAATAAAATTTCAGTACCTGCAAAATCCTCAATTGCTTTATTTTCCCAAATTTCAAGCGTTTCGGCTGTTAATTTGTTTGAATAATTTGATACTAATTGTTTAGCAATGATTGTTTTGTTTTCTTTTGCTTCGTTTTTTAGCGTTTCAAGTTCGTTTGCTAATGCTGTTTTTTCAGTTTCTAATGCAGAAACTTTATTTTGAGCATCAACCACTAATTTGTTTTGAGCATCTAAAACTGCATCAAAAGACTTGATAATAGTATCCTCATTTGAGGCTTCTAAAATCCCTAATCTGTTGCAAATTTTTGAATAATCCATTTTAATTATAGGTTTTGTTAATTGATTTACAAAGTTGTAAGCCTCATTATAAGCGTTCATTGAATGGCTTAATTTTGGACTTTTTGCACTTGTTTTAATTGAATCGCAAAAATTCAACTCTTTACATTTTGAACTATCAAGCCACGTTTCAGCATCCATCATATTAGATATATCGCTTTCACTTTGCCCTGTTCTTTCGCTTGTCATTTTAATAATAGACTGTTTAAAAATATCTAAAACAGTGCTATTTGAGCCATTTAAAGAATAAGGATTGTGTACCATTAATACGCCATAATCCATTATTACCCTATTTTTACCTGCTAAAAATAACCAACTTGCTGTACTTGCACATAAACCAACGCAAACAGTTTTAATCGGTGTTTTAGCGTTTACAATAGCAGAAAATATACTAAATCCATCAGTAATACTACCGCCAACTGAATTAATATGAATTTCAATTTCTTCTTTACCTAAAGAATCTAAATACATTAATTCGTTTTGAAATTCACTACCTATAATGCCATTTAATCCAATTTCTTGATTAATTAGCATAATTGGTTTATTGTCTTGTTGGTTTATTGTGTATTTCATTTAACAAATATTGTTTAATAAAAAACAATTATTATATTTGTAGCACGGATAATGTAATATGATAACAGAAAATGAAAAGTTATATAATGGTTTGTGTAGGGTAGCTATTTACGTACCACCATTACTGAAAAAAAAAATACTTATAGAATCCAAAAAATACGGTTCTACAAGTAAGTTGTGTAATGAAATTTTAACTCAATATTTTAAAAACTATAAATTATGATATTAGCTTGGATTGTACTTAGTATAATAATAGGTTTGGCAAAGGGCTTTAAGTTCTTTATTTTAAGTTTACTTTTTAGCCCTTTGCTAGTTATGTTATTTTTAATACTATCTTAATATTAACTAATATTGTAACTAATATTGTAGTTTATATATAAATATGCCCCTGCTGCTATATCAATACTAATTTCAGGATTTAATACAAAATCACCGCTGTCAATTATTGAAATTCCTGCAGTGTTGTAAATATCTACTAAGAAACTAGCAGTACCTATATAATTTTGCAATCCGCCATTTTTAAAATATGGCATAAATTCTAAAGTTAAATCATTGAATTGTTTTGACGAACCTGTTGAGTTTTGTATTCTAATCCTTCCATTTAAAGTAATTGTATTGCCTTTTTTTATCAATGTTCCACCGTTTTGTATATTATATCCAGTACTTATCGATCCAGATATAATTAAAACTTGATTAAATATAGAACTGTTTACTCCTATAATCTGGGTAAAATCGACAGATTCCATATTAAAATGCTTCAAATTTACAGCATCAACTATACCGCTTCCTGTTGCACCGTTGTATATTTTAATAGTTCTATCTAAATTTGTATTTCTACTAGCCCCATCAGTGTATAATGTTGGCTCTCCTGCTTGAAAAGTATTACTATCAATTCTAAATACTATTGTTTCCCCTACATTTGCACGAGTAGCAACCATTGCAGGAACTTGGTATATTTCGCCTTGATACAAAATAGCACCTTTTGTAATTGTATATGTATCGTTTGTAAATCCTACCGTACTATATGTACCAATACAACCATATAAGACAATTGGCAAAGAATCATTTGAACTATTTAACTCTGAATAAGCTAAAGATGTTGTTTGTTCTTTTACGTTATCTCTTATAAAATCAATAGTCCTACCTAATAATGGTAAACCTACTGTGTTACTTATTGCTGTTGTTAGTATTTCTTTCATTTCTTAATAAGTTATAATTGTGTATTTTAAACCTGCATTATTGATTTTATCAGCGTAAAATCTTATTATATTCTCACTGTATAAATTATAAATAGCTATTGGCACGTTGATTGAAAATGAGTACCCTGTACCTAATAAAGTAGTACTATAAACTTGTTCCGAACTTGTACTTGTATTTATAGTTGAAGAGTTATTTATGCTTCCACCTATCACAAAACTATATTTATTATTAACATTACTAATATAAATGTCTGAATTAGCCGGTGTAGTATAACTATTTGGGTTTCTAAATACTGTTTTAAATCTCTTATTTAAAGCATATTCAAATTTCAATTTACTATTACTGAATAAAATTCTTTCGTCAATTCCTATCCAATCTAAAGTAATTAAAACCCAGTAATCGCTATTTGTTGGTAAATTACCTGTACTTGTTTGCAAACATTCGTAAATAGATTGACCGTATTGTACTGTATTACCAACTGAATAAGTTAAGGCATTATTATAAACATTTGCAGCAACCCCTTTTTTTATACTTTCAAAAGCTCTTTTTTTAAGCCAATGAATAGGGTATGTAATACTATTAATCCAACTAATATTTTGAGTAAATGCGTAAATATTAGGTGTTAATTGTTGGGTTAAAACCTTATAGTCAAAATCGTATATCATAATGGCAAAAATATTAATGTATCAATAAATCCATTTAATGCTGTTGTTTCTTCAACTGCGTAACCACTATATAAACTAATTTGTCTATTTAATACTTGATTATTAACAACTAATTTTGCACCTGTTCCCATTGCTTGTGCATCGGCTCTAACTTCAAGATAGTTTATAATTACATCCTTTACGCCTAAAACATTTTGTATTGAATCTTGAATAGAACTAACTCTTATTTGTGTGTCAAATGGTAAATTTAATAAGTAATTTTTAATGCCAATAATTACATTATCTTTTATTACACTTGAATATTGTCCGTCATAATATATTTGTGCTGTTAATATTACTTTGTCACTATCTGTTGAAATTAGATTTGTTGAAACTCCTGCAGTAACAATTTGTTTTAAATATGAGTTTAAAGCGTCTTTTTCATCAGTTGTTAATGGTGTTGGTGGTTCGCTTTTTGCAACTTTTATTATAATTTCTTTATTTATTCCATCTGAAATAGAAACTCTTGAAATAATCTCTTTTGATACATCACTATTAGCATATTTATATAAAAATGTAACAGTATCAAGTATTAAAATATTAGTGTACTGAAAACGTCTTATTTGATAATCTAACCACGCCTTAGAACCTACAACTCCTCTATTTACAATAGTTTCAACCTCAGTAATAAATACATCTTGCAAGTTTTCTAAAACAGAAATACAAACCGCTGTAATATACGCCCACAAATTAAATAAACTTGTTGTACTTGGATTGTTAAGTACATTTAACTCTGAATAAGTAGCCTTTTCAGTTAGTATTTGTTGTTTTATCTGTGAAATTGTCCTTGCCATTGCGTTATATTGGTTGAATATTTACCGTAAACTTTACTGCTATTGTCTATATAATTTGTTTTGTACGTTTGCACAAAGTGATATAAATTAGAATAGTCTTTATCTTGTTGTTCTCTTATTCTAGTAAATGCTACTGCATTATCAGGCTCAAATAAGTATAAAGCATTAAATATTTCTTGTTTTAAATCAAATATATTAAAGTTTTGCTCTGGTGCTTCATATAGCGAATTATTATAAAACTCATTAACTATATGAATATCAATATTTACATCTTCGTAAATTTGAACTCCATTACCAATATCATTTAAACTATAATCGTTAATATCAATAAAAACAGCAGGAAAAGGAAATGAATACACGTTTCCATCTTCTAAATCATTCAATTGATTATTCCATATAGCCACAAAATTAACCCCTTGCACGGTGTTTATTTTATCAATAATATCTAAAATCAATTGTTTCATTTAAATACTTTATTTAATTGGCTTCCAACAAAATTAACTATTTTTTTATTTAAAACGATTGAATAACCCAAAAATTTACGTTGTGGTAATTTAGATGTGCCGTAATTGTGGTAAATTCCATAACTTGTACTATTTGCAATAACAATTCTATCCCAGCTTGATTGTTTAATATAGTTTGATTTTGCTAATAATTGAGTTTTACCGCTTAGTATAGCTTTTGTTCTTTGTGGCTTTTTAGCGTATTTATTTGCTTTAGTTCCCTCAATCCTACGTTGTACTTCTTGCCATTTCTGACCGTCAAAACCTTGCTTTTTAAAGTTTAAATCATAATGTTTTAAAGCTAATATAGCTACATCATTAGGTAAACGCTTTTTTAAAGCTTCAAAGTTTTTTCTAAAGTTAGTTATTGGGTTATTCATAGTATAGAGTTCCAAAATCTGTTTTATCAAAATCTTCATTAATAAAAACTTTCCTACCTTTTCTGTTACTTACAAATTCATCTATAACCTCAAAAGGTAACATTAAAGTCCAATTATAAGGGTTTTCCTCATTTGGGAATTGTTTTATATAGTCTTGTTCGTTTTTATTATCTTCAATCATAACTAATCATTTAAAATATTTTTCATATAAGCATTACCTAATTTATAGGTATTTGGCAACAATTCTTTAAAGAAATTATTACCCATAAAGTAATTTTCTGAAATATGAGCAAAAAACTCAACTCCTCTTTGTGATTCTTTATAGTATTTTTTAGAGTGACCACCACCATAGACTCCGTTTGATGCTTCGCCTATACAATCTAATACTGGCGACCTAAATATACTATCTACTTCTTTTCTTGCTTTACATATTTTATCAATATCTGAAACTCCTTTTTCTTTTATTTCTTTTACAAATTCTTGGTATAAATCTGTAAACTCTTTTGAATATTTACGCTTATTATCTTCAACATAAATTTGTTTTAATTTATGGTGGTTTAAATGCCCAAATTCATGTGTTAAATTTTTAAGTTTAGTTCTTTGGTCTGTATCTAAGCAAATAGTATTTGTGCTTTCTTGCCAATAAGCATTTACTTTACTATAACGTATATTTAAATTATTAGGTATATTTTCCAATAATTTATCTGGAACTTTTATACCTAATTTACTCTCTATATCTTTTTGTGTTTTTAATTTTTCTCCTGTTAATGTTCCGTAGGTATGTTCACCATTATACCCATCTATTTTTACCTTATTATTTTTAATTTTTGGTTTAGTGTCCTTTACTTTTTCAGGTTCATTTAATTTAGGAATAGGTAAATTAAAATTATTCTTTGCGTATGCTTTATATTTATTATCTACATCGAAATAAGGATGTAATTTATTAAATATAGTGTCATTATCTAAATTACTAAAATACGGTGTTGGCTTAATTAAATCTTTGCTATTTAGATTAGTTTCAACCGCTTCATTTGATTGCAAAGGCTCTAAATCACATCTACATTGATAATGATTTTGTGGCTTGTAAGTGTTCCAAAAGGGGTCGTTTGTTGGCTTAACAATACCGTTTAATCTTCTGCATATTTCAGAAGTGTTTTTATCCATAAAAGCAACGTATCGCAATAATGGGAACGCTTCCGAACTATTTTGTAAGTTTTGCCAATCTAGTTTGTTTTTAGCACTTATTTGAGCATCTGAATACTCAACTTGTAACCAACGCTTATTAAACTTTTCATCAACTGCTAATGCTAATTGCTCAAACTCTTTATAAGGTATTATTTTACCATCTCTAATAATCAAATTTTGTGTTTCTAAAACATAATTAAATGTTTTTGCTCCACTAAATAGATAAATATTTTCTCTTAACAATAATGCTGTTTCTTTACCTAATTCTCCAAACTCAAAATTAATATAATCAATTTTTGCCCCAGCTTCAACGCCGCTTAATAGCTTATTTGCTGTTGATTTATATAATTCTATTGGTAAATTTTCAACATTAATATTACCGTTGTAAATATCTTTAATCATAAAGATTTTTGATTGATTGACTAACTGGCTGTACTACTTTTTGAGTTTTTAAGCCTGTTTTTTCAAAGATAATTTTATCATCTATATAGTGTCCAGCTTCATTTAAAGTTTTAACCACGTTTGCAAATAATTGATTAACCGTACTCTCACTTTCTAACTTTTCAGTCTTTTCGTGAGTGTTTACAAATTGGAATTTATACCCTAATGGAATATTAAAACCAATTGCACGTAATTTGTCAAAAAAAACATCGTTAATTTGATATTCTACAAATCTGTTGTCCGAAACTTCCAAACTCTCCAAAGCATCTTTAACCTCATCATTTGAGCCTAACTTACCGCTTGTTGAATCAATAGCATCAGCGTGTCCTAAAATAATCTTGCTTATTTTTTTCTCACATCTGTTTTCTAAATTATCAAAACTATTGTAACCACTCCCTGCGTTTTTACTTTCAATAAATTCTATTTCGTCTGTCGGGTCTAGTAATACTGAATTATTACTTGCCATGTTTGCTATGCCTTGCTCTAATATGTCACGTTCTTCGCCTTCCATTTTAAAAGACTTAGCAACAACAAAAGGCATAATAAATTTTTCTACAAAATCTGAATTATAACCTAAATTATTACGAATAGCAATTGCATACGGTGTAACTGAATAAAGTAAACCATACCCACATTTAGAGTAACCTAAATTATCAAAAGTATCTGTATATAGACTCCAATTTTTTACATCTGAATTAACAAAATCAATACCATTTGAAGCATTTTGGTAAGGTAGTAATAAGTTTGTATCAGGTTGAATTAAATCTCTCCTAATCGTTTGTAATCCTGTAAGTTTATTATCTTGAACTCCTGTCCAATTTATTAAGCTATAACCAAAATATAAAGCATCTAAAATACTATTTTGAACTAAATAAAACCATTTTTCATTCAATAAAGCTGTTAATTTTTCGTCTGTTTCGCCTTTTTCGCTTACTATTGCATACTGTTTTTTTAATGTTAAGTTTTTACGTACATTAATACAAGCCTGAACGTGACCATCCAAGATAGTATCTTGATATAATTCTTGCATTTTATATCTTGTACGGTATTCTAATTTACCGTTTTCAGCATCTTTAACAGCTTGTCTTAACTTTTGAATATCTCCTTTAGTTCTGTTTGAACCTAAAAAAGCCATTCTATTTTTGTCAAGGTCTTTTTCTACCTTTTTTTTATTAAATATATTGTCGAAAATTCCCATTATAAATATGTATTTATGTTTTTAGGACTTGAATTAAATCTTGTTGAACGCCCTTGAATTGGCTGTAATGTTGGCAAATCGTGTATAACCGCTTGCCCTCTTTGTGCTTGTTCCAAAAATGCCATTGCTTGGTTAAATTTATCAATTCTAATTTGTGGAATATTTTTAGGGCTTATTCGTGTATGTGCATGGTATATCGCAATATCAACGCAAAGGTTATAAATTATTACACTTCGGTTATCTCCTTTGGTGTAAAATGCTGTATTGGTTACTGCTTGACCTGTAACACTATAAGGCTGTAAGCTCCAATAATTTAAGTTAGTTGGTAAATTACCTTTATTAGAAACTATACAAATATAGTTTTGTCCTCTATAATAAACAATACTACCAATATTGTAATATTCAGTAGCAATATAAGATTTTTCTTTTTGGGTTACAAAATAATAATCATTTCCACTATAAACAAGTTGATTAATTCCGTAAACATCATTGATATTAAATAATTTAGTATCTCTAAACTCTTCTAAACAATCATATTTTTGAACTAATTTACCTATAATTTCAGCCTGTGCAAGTGCTTCCGATTGCATTTGAACAGATACATTATTTGATATAATCTGTTGCCAGTTAACATCCTGTATATGGCTTAAATAGTCTAGTTGTGTTAAATATCCCATACCGCAAATATATTAATTAATATTCGTTTTTTCGTTTTATTGCAACGTGTTTAAAATTTATTTTTTTACCACCTGCTAAATAGTTTTGATATTCGTTTGCAAATGCTACTGTAATAAGGTATCTTTTACAATCGGATTGATGCCCAAACTCCTCAAAAGTTACGCCTGTAACCTTATTTTTTACCTTTGTTTTTTTAATAGTTCCGTCACTATCTTCTAAAGCATAGGTATAATCATTAATTGATTTTTTGCAATTACTACCAATGATTATTTTAATGTCACTATCATCTGCATAAATTTGATTAATAAAGCCCCCACTTTGAACGATTGAAGGGTTTACACTTTGCAGCCTTAAACTTGGTTTATAATCTCTTAAATAACCTAAAATATCAGTAAAAAAGTTCTCCCCCTTTTCTTTTCCTGTGTCCGCTTTCCAGGAAGTACGGTCACCATAAATAAACAATCCTTTTACTTTTGGGTATCTTGCTATAAATTCATTACAAGTGTGTTTCCTGGTATTGCGTGGGTCTTCTAAGCAAATCTCATCTATTTGTATAGCTTGTTTCCCTATTATTTGCCAAACCAAACAAGTAATATAAGGGTTTACGTTCTCATCGAAAACTAAATGTATAGGGTATTCAGGATTGAAATTTACATTTTCAATATGTTTGTTTGTATTAAAGTTTTTCCAAAACTCGCCACCTGTACGCAAACGCCCCCAGTTACCTAAACCGTAAATTTGATAATAATTAAAATCTTTTATTTTGTCTTTCTCAAAATCTTCTATTGTGTGTTTATCTATAAACCCCCCACCTTTACCATCGCCAACAATAAAATGATTATTCAAATAGGTAACTTTATAAACAACAAAATTATTATTTGCGTGTTTACTTGTTATGTTTGTATTAGTTTGTATTTCGGTTAAATTTTCACTATCAAATAACTTTTTTAACCAATGGTCTTCACTAATTGGATTAAATAAACCTATTATTTGTTGATTTGATTCCCCTCTTAAACGCTTTCTAATTTGCTTTAAATCCTCCTCATCAAATTGGCTTATCTCTTCTAAAATAACTCTTTTAAAACCTGTTAAGCCTTTTATCTTTTCGGCATCATCTAAGCCCCTAAAACGAATATAAGCCCCTGTTAATAAACATTCAATATAGTTTATTTGAAACTTAAATAAATGGTTTAATTCCCATTCTGTAATAATCTTTTGAAAGTCTGAATAAATACTATCTTTAATGTCACAACCATATTTCCTTAATATCATTGTGTTATCGGTTAAAGATAACATTCTAATAATTAGTAATTGTACTACGGTATATGTTTTTGATGCTGACGAACCACCATACGCAAAAATAAACCTTATATCATTATTTGCAAAATCATCTTGCAAATGATAAAATAAGTCGTTAAAAAGGTCACTATCAAACTCAATGTCATTCGTCACGTTTTTTAACCGTTATCCTTGTTATATTTTGTTCAACATTAGCATCTAATTCAATAGATTGTTTTGATTTACCCTCGAGCCTGTCAATTATTTCTTTGTAAGCGAATAAATCCCCCTCTTTAGCTTTTTTTATTTGTGCTAAGTGCATTTGTTCAGCAACGCTTAAATTTTCTAATTCTCCTGTAAGTTCGTTAGTTGCGTTTTGTTCAATACTCATAAACCTTTCAAGTATTGTTTTAGCTGTTGGTACGCCTTTTGGTCTTCCATTAGGGTTACCACTTTGTCCTTTTTGAAAAGGTCTTAAATTTTCATTATTAGCCATAATACCCTCTTTGCTAAATCACTGTTATTTACCCAAAATTAAATAAAATTATCCATAAAACAAAAAGCAACTAAAAAGGAGCGTCAACTCCTGCTTAATTGCTTATTGTTGATACATTAGTTCTTGCCAACTTTGTATATCATACTTAAATTTAAATCTACAACAAATGTAATACTTTCTTTCAATATATTCATATTATAAATTGTATTTAGTGGGTATTCTTGTAAGTAACCACGCCTCCACTCGTTGTACTGAACTAACACTTTATAATTATAATCTATTATTGGTTTAATAGCTATTGCGATAGTGTGTATAGCTATTCCAATTTCCTCAGGTGTATAATCGTTTGGTATATCTTCTAAAACATACTTAAAGTGTGCTTTACAAATGGTTTTAGCTAGGTCTAGGTTCATAATTCAGTATCGTTTAGATAGTCAAATAAAGTTGTATCTTTTTGATTCCAAGCATCTTTTACAATTGGTTCTAATTTCATATGATTAAATAATAATTTATTACTTAATTCAGTTTGTTGATTTAGTCCTAAAACTTTGATTACTTCCATTAGTAAATCTTGTTCAATCACTACGCAGTCTTTAATTTTTGCCATAATATTATTTAATTTTTATTGTGCAAGTTAGTGGTTGGTATTTCATAATTGTAGTACTTTTTTAAAATTATTTCAATATCCCATAACCAAGTTTCTAAATTAGTTTTTTCAGCCATGAAATTATAAATTATTGAATTACGAATTAATAAATATTTACGCAATTGGTTAAGGTTAATATTATTTTGTTTAATAAATAACCTTAATTCGTTAGCGTGTTGTAATTCAAAATCTAAAGTTTTTTGCTTTGCACCTTTAGTCCTTGACATTATATTTCGGTTATTTTAAATTCAAAAATAGCTTCAACAATCTTTTTCTTTTTTTTATACTCAGGCAATCTCATTCCTTTAACATCGCAAACTATAACCTCTTGTTTTTCTTTATCATAGTAAACAAAATCAGCTATGTAACTACGTTTGAATTGAATTTCTTTACCTGTAAAATTAATAGTGTGTGTTTCAATCCACTTGTAACGTACTTGTCTTTCAAGATTGCAAATCTTACCAGCTTTAAGTAATAAATCTAATTGTTTAGCATAATTACCCTCTTTTATTGAATCGTATGTTATGCCATTATAAACACACTTTTTGGCTTTATATTTAGTTGTTTTTGACTTCATTTTCTACTTTATTTTTTTGGTTAAATATTGGCATTAAATTCATAACTTCACTAATATGTAAAGTTTGATTTGTCCTTTTTGAATTATCAAAATAGGTATTCTTGTTCAAAGTTGTGTGTGACATTTGGAAAGTTATTTATTTTAGTATTATCATTTACACGATGTAAATCAAAGAATTTAGATTTAGATAAATCACAACCTACATTTACAAAAGTAGGGTCACCAAAACGGTTTTTTTCTATAATTATTTCAGCCGTATTTTTTAATGAATTACCTTGTTCATCTACTTCAATTCCGTAATATTCAGGTCTGTAAGGAAATATTACAACGTCTGCATCTTGCTCAATTGCTCCTGACTCTCTTAAATCTGACAATTTAGGTCTTTTATCGTTTCCTCTTTTTTCAACATCTCTACTCAATTGTGAAAGTGCTATAACTGGAATATTTAAATCCATTGCAATAGACTTTAAAGTTCTTGAAATTTCGCTTACAATTTGTTCCCTGGACTTACCCTTTGCATTGTCATCATTCATTAACTGAATATAATCGACAATTATAAATTTAATATCATGCTTAACTTTTAAATTTGTTGCTTTACTACGTAGTGTTAAAGGTGTTAATGCACTACTATCATCAATAAATATATTTGAATTTTGTAGCCTTAAAGTAGCATCTTTCAACGGTTTAATATCTAAATCATGTAAGGTATTTCTTAAAATTAACCTTGAATCAACCTCAGATTCTGAAGCTAAAAACTTGTCTGTTAATTGTTGTTTTGACATTTCAAGTGAAAATATAGCACCTGAATTTCCATACAACATACTTGTATTTATTGCGATATTTAAAGCCAATGTAGTTTTACCCATTGCAGGTCTACCAGCTATAATAATCAATGCAGAATTAAGCAAACAACCACCTAAAACATCGTCAACATCTTTAAATCCTGACTTAATTCCGTTTAAATTATCCTTTTTAAAATTGTTTTCAATTAGGTAGTTTACACGTTCTTGGCTAAGGTGTGCAAGTGTATCGGCTTTCTTTGTTGTTAGTGCATCTACGCTATTCATTAATTCAGTTTGAACGCTTGCGATTAAGTCAAAAGCTGACTCATGTAAATTAGTAGCCTTGTTAAGCATTTTTTGTGCTTGCAATACTAATTGTCGTCTTATGTACATTTCTTTCAATGTAGCTATGTAAAACGGCAAATTTACAGTATTATTAACTTCATGTGTACAATCATTTAAGAAAACATGGTCTATATTTAACTTTAAGGCTCTACTTTCTTGAAATACTGTAACCATATCAACCGTAACGCCACGATTGATTAAACTTGTAATACATCTATAAATTTCTTGGCATTGTGTCAAAAAAAACATATCAATTTTAATATGACTTGCAAACTCAATTGCAGTTCTTGAATCAATCAAAAAACAACCGATTATTATTCTTTCGTTTTTTTCATCATGTGGCAGAATCATTTTTATATTTTGCTTCATATAATTTGCTTTTTAGGATTTGGTGTGTGAACTGGTTTATCTGTTTGTTGTGTTGGTATTTTAAATGTTTTATCTCTATTTGCCCATTGGCTTAATCTTAAGCTAACACTCCATGTTTTTTGCATTTCAAATCTCATTTTAGTATTTGCAGGATTAGGCTCAGTCCAATAAAGAAAAAAAGCATTTAAAACTTCTTTACCATAAGTTTGTAAAAAAGGCTCGATAGTGGAACGAAAATTTATTTTTCGTTCACTAATACTTATCTTTTCTTTTTTTTTCTCTTCTTCTCTCTTCTCTTCTTCTCTTATTGCCTTTTGTTTCGGTTCGGTTTCGGTTTTTGTTTCGGTTAGCGAAAAATAACCGTTCGGTTTTGTTTCGGTTTCTGTTTGGTTATCTTTCGGTTTATTTTGTGGAGGTCTTCCACCTTTAGAACCGTTAATTTTATTTATAACAGATTGTCTGTCACGTTCTTGTAATTGCTCATTTAAAAAGTTTATAATAATATTATCATTACTATCAACTTTAATAATATTGCTTTCAATTAGTACTTTAAAATCACTTTCAGATACTAATTTAAACTTTTTCATACATTTAGATAGTGTTAATACACCCTCATTAGACCAATAATAAGCACAAACATTAATAAATAACCCTTGTATATTCATATCTTCAAGGCTTATATCTCCATCACTCCATTCTGAGCAATAGAACTTAAAATAAGGTAAGTCTTTTGCCATTATTTTGTTATTTTAATTGATTCTCTTAATGCTTGTAAACTTTTTAATTTTGGCACTTTTTTTTGTTTTTTAGTCTTAATTAAATCCTCATTAGGTATTTCATAACAATGTATTTTATTAAAAAATATACCTTCAATATTTGCATAGTATTGATAAAAAAATACATTATCACTTAAAACATCAGGTAAAAAAACAATATTACTTTTACTATCAATTTCTTTACCTACGAAGTGTAAATAAAATACACAAATAGCACCGTAATTTTCTGCAACAAACTTTTCTATACCTCTTGCACAAGTAACCAAATCAATAAAACTACTCATTGAAATTTTATCTCTATTACAAGAAATAACATCAACATGAAAAACAGTATTGTCTTCATGTTTTGAAAAATGTACTAAATCACATTTTCCATACTTTCCTAAATCAACATTTTTTAATATTTTGTTAGGGAAATTTAAACCCCTTTTAGCTAATAATTCCTTATCGGCTTTGTAAATTAATTCTGACATTACATTTTCCATGCTTATATAAATTTAAATTGTTACAAATGCAAAAAACCTTAACTGCATTTCGAGGTCGGAGGCTCTACTCTGCAATTAAGGTTTTATATAAATTCTTATTTTCGGCTCCGACCCCGACGTGAAATAAATCACTTCACAAATATACTAAATATTTTCAATATCTATCCAATATTGCATTACTTTTTTGCCTGAATTTACTTTAACAAACTGTTTTTTTATTTCAAATCCACGTTGTTTTAAGTCGCATATCCTTGATGTTAACCTAAAGCATTTAAATAAATTTAAAGCGTCAATAGGTGTTATTTTATTTCCTTGTTGCATATATTTTAATATTGCATCGTTTTGGCTTATTGTATTGTTATCTATTAGGGTTGACATAATTAAGTTTTTAAAAAGCCTCAAATTAATGAGGCTTTGGTTATTATTTGCTGTTTAGGTATAAATAAATTTTGTTGTGCAATATGGTTATTTACACGTTCTAAACCTTTTTGATAGTACTCAGCATCAAGTTC